TGCAGGACAGCGACCCCTCGGTCTGGACGATGAAGCTGACGCCGGAGTTGCGGCCCGTGTCGACCGAGGACCCGGTCGTCGTGCCGGTTACGTCCTGGTGGAGCGTCGCCTTCGTGGCGACGTGTTCGCGGAGGTTGAGTCGGGTTGCCATGGGTATGCCCTCCTTTCGTGAGGGTGTGGGGGCGGGTCTCCCCGCCCCCGGGGTCACTCACTAGGAGCGGGCGCAGTTCTTGAACGCGAACGACTCGGCGTGGCGCACGGCCACGTCGACGGCCTGGAAGGCCACGATCCGCGTGGCGCCGGCGAGGGAGTACGTGGAGGTGTCGACCACCACGTCCAGCCCGCCCCAGAGCCCGATGATGAGGTCGGCCCAGTTGCCGAACACCATCGCGTAGGCGTCCACCACCGCGCCCTGCGTGATGGCGGAGGGCACCTGCGAGCTGACGAACGCGGTGTAGCCGTTGATGGTGTCGTTGTCCGACCACATCATCTTGTCGTTGGCCGCCACCATCGGATTGCTCTTCAGGTAGCCGCGCCCCAGCGGGTGCGTCAGGTAGCCCAGCCGGCCCATGTCGGCGTTGTCGGTCGCCACCTCGGTCTCGAGCTGCACGATGTCCGACCAGGTCGGCACGGAGGCGTCACCCGCGGAGTCGATCTGCGTGATGCCCGCCGACAGGACGCCGGTCGGGTTGTTCGCCAGACCGGAGCCGCTGATGGCCGCGCTGTCGATGGCGAGGGCCAGCGTGCGGAGCAGGTCGTCGCGGACGAGCCGCTCGGCGCTCGGGGTGCCCTGCAGCATGAGGTTGCGGCTGATCTCGGTCGCGGCGCCCACGGTCTTCGGGGTCAGGCTGACCTGCTGGAACGTGGAGTCGGACGCGGTGATGAGCCCGTTGACGCCCGTGCCCTCCGCCACCCAGTAGGCGGTCGTCCCGGCCGACCGGCGCGGGATGTAGGTGTTGCCCACGAGGCCGGAGAGGATGGTCGCACCGAGGCCGGCGCGGTAGACGGCCAGCTTGCCGGTCAGGACCTCGATGAAGTCCGTCGCGCGCAGGTCGTCGGCCACGAGGAAGCCACCGGCGCCGTCGTTGGTGGTGCGCTGGGCCGCCTGCGGGCGCAGGCCGTCCATCGGGATGTCCATCGGGACGTAGAAGCCCCGGGGGTTCGTCCCCAGCCGCTTCGCGATGGCCTCGGAGGCGCGGCGCTCCAGCGTCTGCTCCTTGTGCCAGGTGCCCTCTCCGATGGCGGTGATGGCCTTGAAGATGCTGTACTGCCGGGCCTCCTTGTCGTCCATGCCCAGCACGAACGGCTGCTCGGTCTTCTTCGGCGAGGCCAGGAGCTTCAGCTTGCTGACGCGGTCGTCGAGCTCGGAGACCTCGGCGCGCAGGGCCTCGAAGTTCTCCTTCGGCATCTTCGGGCCGTCGGTGGCGAGGAGCTTCACGACTTCCTCGCGGCGGGCTTCCATGTCCAGGATGGTGCTGTCGATTGTCTGGTTGTTCATCGGGTGCCCCCTTTCATCTGGAGGACGGTCACAATGCGGGTTCGCCGCTCGATTTCCTCGGCGTCCGCGTCGGTGCCGCCAATGGAGGGGGCGGCGGAGGTGTCCTTGGCCTCGGCGAGCATCCACGTGGGCTGCTCACGGAAGCCGGACAGGTCCATGACCTGCCCGTTGATGTCCCACTGACCGTCATCCCGCAGGCACGCCTGCACCCGGGTCAGCTCCTCGACCTCGTCCGCGAAGCCGAGCTCCTTGGCCTTGGCCGCGGTCATCCACGTCTCGGCGTCCAGCAGGGCGCGGATCTCGTCCGCCTCCTTGCCCGTCCGGGCCGTGTACGCGGCCACCATGCCCTCGCCCGCCTGCTCCAGCGCGTCCGCCGTCCTCCGCAACTCGCGCGCGTTGCCCATCGCGACCGTCCAGGGGCTGTGCACCATCATGGTGGCGTTGGCGGGCATGACGATGTGATTGGCGGCCATGAGCACGAGGCTCGCGATGCTCGCGGCGGCGCCGTCCACGTGTCCGACAATCCGGGCCGGGTGGTGGTAGAGCATCGAGTAGATGGCCTGGCCGGCGAACACGTCGCCGCCGGGGCTGTTGACGTGCAGGTGCAGCTCGTCAACGGTGCCGAGCGCGTCGAGGTCGGCCTTGAACGCCATCGGGGTCGTGGCGTCGTCGAGCCACGTCGCCTCGGCGATGGGGCCGTACAGATACAGCCGCGGCGGCCCACCATCGGTAGCCGCCGCCTCGAAGCGCCAGAACGGGGTCGTGGATGCTTTCATGTTCACCTCCGCACGCTGCCGGGGCTCTCGACGCTGCCGGTGTCGCCCTTGGCGGTGCGAGCGTCGATGGTTTCGTCCACACGGTCGGCCGGCGTGAAGTTGAGCGGGACGAATCGGCGGTCGCCGTTGTCAACGGGTCCCATCTCCTCGAGGGCGCGCCACTCGTCCGCGGACAGCACGCCGTGCTCCCACAGGACCGCCAGCGACTCGGCGCGGCTCTTTGCGTCCGCCCGCAGGAGCGCGTCGAGGTTGAACTTGGCGTAGAACTTGTCAGAGCCCTTGAGGAGCTTGACGTTGAGCTCCTGCTCGATGCCGACGAGGTCGGGGGCGAGGCCGTACTTCACCCAGTCCAGCGTCTCCTGCTCGACGCTGCCCCACCCGATAGGCCCGTCATGCGCGCCAATGAGGCGGGCGGGGACGCCGTAGAGGGCGGCGATCTGGCCGGCGCTGTACTTGCGGACTTCGAGGAACTGCGCCTCGGCGGGGCTCACCGTCACCGGGCTGAACTTCATCCCCTCTTCGAGGATGGCGAGCCGCGCCGCCTTCGTGAGGCTCCCGTGGGTGCCCTGCCAGGATTCGCGCAGGCGCTTGGCCGCATCGTCCGAGAGCTTGCCGGGGTGCTCCAGCACGCCCGACGGGATGCCGCCGTTGTTGTACCAGTTCGAGCCGTACTCCTCGGTCGAGTAGGCCAGCCCGACGGTGCGCGCCGCCGCGGTGAGCTTCGACACGCCAGTGACGCCGTCGAACGAGAAGGCCCGCAGGTGAATGACCGACTCGCGCGGGATGGTCGTGTTTGCGGCGCCGACGTGGTACTCGATGTCCAGCGTGTCGGTATTGCGCCTGACCTCCACCATCGCGGCGGGGATGGGCCAGAGGGCGGCGGGTAGGCTCGACGGGTCGCCCGGCGTCTGCCACTCGATCTCCGCGTAGGCGTTGCCGTACACGTCGAGGTTCGCCACCATCGTCTGCCAGAAGGTCGCCGGCGTCATCCACAGGTTCGGGCGCTTGGCGACGACGTAGTTCGCGCTGAACCACGGCACCCGCATCCGGCCCCCGTCGTCCATGCGCTGGTAGACCGCGCACGGCAGGCTGCTGATGACGCGAGAGCGCAGGGCGACGCAGTTCATGACCGCGCCGATGCGCCACGCCTCGTTGACGCCGACGGTCGGAGTCGTCACGCCGAACCACGACTCGAACCACGTCGCCGGGTTGCGCAACGTAGTCGTGCCGCCGGCGGCCCGCGGGCGGAAGAAGTTCGCGACGGCCTGGAATGGGTTCGTCATAGGACTACCAGCCCCCGCGTCTCGTAGACGCTGCCGTCCGTGCCACCGGCCATCGCCCGGCCCATCGCCAGGATGAGGGCCACGGCGCCGTCGATCTTGTTCTCCGCACGCTCCTTGCGCGGGAAGACGTTCTCGTTCGCGTCCACCTTCGCGGTCACGTTCGCGAGCATCCATGCCAGTACCGGGTCGCCGTTGTGGTGGAGCCGGCCAGCGAGAATCATGGCCTCCACCCACTTCATCGGCTCCGACAGGTTGCGCGTCGTCATCGGCACTTCAACGGCCGGGACGCCCTCGGCGATGAGTTGCAGGCCGAGCTGGGTGCCGCCCCACGGGTCGTAACCGAGTTCGCGGATGCCGTAGAGCCGTTGCGCGTCCAGCAGGTCGGCCAGAATGACGTTCTGGTCGATGATGTTCCCGTCCGTGACGGTCAGGTGCCCCTCGGCCGCCCACTTCAGGTAGTGCTGCTTGCCGGGGTCGCCCGCGGTCTCCTCCGGCAGGTAGTGCTTCGCGAAGGCGTAGTAGTGCGCCGCCCCGCCCATGTCGCGCCGGAACAGCAGCACCGTCGCCGCCATGTCGACCTTCGAGGCCAGGTCCACCCCAGCGAAGCAGTCCTCGCCGGCGAAGGCTTCGGGCCGCAGGGCGGGGTCGGCCGCGCGTTGCCAGGCTTCGAGGTTGAAGTAGGGCTCGCGGGCGCCGCACCACACGTTCAGGTGCTTCGTCTGGAAGATGGCGGCCTTGCGGGCGTCCCGCACCGCGGCGGCCTGCTCCGCGAGCACGATCTCCGGCAACTTCGAGACGCCCCAGTTCGGGTTCGCCTTGACCAGCGCCGCCTCGGTCGTCCAGTCGTCCTCCGGGTCGATGGTGTACACCAGCCCGAAGGTCGTCTCGTCCCGGTACACGCCCTTGAGGATGTTCTCCACGTCCTGCTGCATCGCGTAGCAGGGGGAGGCGGTGTCCACCCCGGCCGTGGTGATGACCAGCAGCAGCGGTTGCTCCCGCGAAGCCATGCCGGTGCGGAAGGTGTCGACCATCCGGTCGTCGGTGTGCTCGTGGTACTCGTCCACGATGCCGAGGTGGACGTTCCCGCCGTCGCCGGGGTCGCCGATGACCGGCTCGAACTTGCTCCCGGTGGACAGGACCGAGAGGTTGCGGGCGTTGGCGGCGACGCCCATGTGCTTCTGGATCGACGGGGTCTTCTCCACCATCCGCTTGGCGGGCTCGAAGACCATCCACGCCTGCTTCTCGGTGGTGGCGCCGCAGTAGACCTCCGCGCCGACCTCTCCGTCCGCGGTCAGCATGTAGAGGCCGACCGCCGCCGCCCAGATGGACTTGCCGTTCTTCCTCGGCAGCAGCACCAGGGCTTGCCGGAACCGCCGCTTGCCCGTGTCCCGATGCACCCACCCGAAGAGGACGCAGGTCAGGAAGCACTGCCAGGACTCCAGCTGGATGAGCTCGTGACGGACGGCCCACTGCCCCTTGATATGCGGCAGGGCCTCGACGAAGGAGCAGACGCGCTCGGCCTCCTCGGGGTCGAAGACGAAGGGGAAGGCGTCGGTGCCGGCGCGGGCCAGGTCGTCACGATCCCGCTCGCACGCCTTGCGCACTTGCCAGGAGACGGTGACCTCGCCGGAGAGAACCGCCTCGCGGTACG